GATAAGTATTTGTTCCTGCTCCGCCATTACCGCCTGCTCCAGGATTTCCACTTGTGTAGTTACCACCAACGGCTCCAGCACCACCGCCACCGCCTTGATTGTAACGAAAACCACCATTACCGCCTGCAAAACCTTGACCAGATGTTGCAGAACCTCCGCTGTAAACTGTTCCGCTAGTTTCACCAGTAGCACCGCCGCCTGAGCCTCCAGAACCACCTGCGCCTGCTGCATTTCCTTTTCCGTAACCACCGCCAACTGCTGTGGTAAAACCTGTAACTGTTGTATCTGTTCCTACTGAACCATTTCCAGCAGTAGTAGCACCACCACCACCGCCGCCAATAGTTACTGTTTTACTTGCGGAAAAACTTTGTGCTGTTAGATAAACCAGCCCACCTGCACCACCGCCTGCACCCTGTTCAGCACCACCACCACCACCGCCCGCAATGATTATCAAATCGCAACTTAAAGTTGTTGATGGCGCAAAAGTTCCACTAGATGTGAAAGTGTGGTACCAATATGTTGCATCAGATGTGATTGTTCCACCCGTGGCTTTTGGTTGAGGGGCTGAAAAAAGAACAGCAGCGACAGTATTAGCAATCATTAAGCAACGCCACCTACAATATACCAAGTATCTGTACCAGTTTTAATACAAGCCGCTGATCGATATTGTGCCAATGTTGGAGATGCTGCTGTTGCACCAACAGATAAAACAGTTGTTGTTCCTGGTGTTACAGCTGAAATTGTTGTAACTCCTGCACCAATGTTAAGGACTGTAATTACAGTACCTATTGGATGTGCCACAGATGCGTTTGTTGGAATCTTAAAAGCATTAGCAGAAGCGTTGCTCATTGTTACAAGAACTTGATATGAGTCAGTTAAAACTGTTGTATATGTTGTGCCTGTCTGCGCGTTAAGAGTATAGGCAACTAACCCATTGTACATTGCGCTAGTAAATACATCGCCCGTTGCGGCTGGGTATCCTGAAGCCATTATTTTTCTCCTTTAGTAAGAAAGTACATTTTGTCCGATAACACCATATAATGATGTTCCTAGTATAAACCCATCAATGATAGGTTCAAGCGTTGTAAGCGTAGTTTTCCAGGAGTTTGGGGTAACATCGTGAGCTACACCAAATACCTGGAAAATCTCTGATAGTGTCGATGTTCCAACCGCAGCAGGTTGAGTCGTGGTGATTGATACTGGATCAAAGAATTCTAGGTCTAAAGCTGCTGTAATTCCAGCATCATAGTTGTCTGTGTAAAGGTCAAGAACAATCGCATCGCATCGAGTTTTTGTTTCGGCTCTAGATGCCACATAAGCCCCAGCGTAATCCAAAGCAACTGCATCAGTTTCCATGAGAAGGTTTTGCTGATTATAGGAATGAAGAAAGTATTTGTTGATTGATGCTGCATTTGATGCAGTTTGGGTCGTGCCGCCTGTGCGAGTGATTTGCGCTGAGTTATAGATTAGGACATCGTTAAGAACCCACACCGCGTTGAAGTAGCCAATAGCTGTGCCATCATCCTTAAACACAACTGGAGTCTGATTTACGCTGTTGGTGGTAAATAAACGGTCTTGGAATACAAAGTTTCCAGAAGCATCGACATATAAAGAGCCATACTCTGATAGTTCAACCGTCTGCATTGCTTCTAGGGCTGTTCTAGCCGTACCAGGATCAACCTGCATAGTTGTCTGTCCGGCATCGATGTCACGCATAGTCGCAGGCCAGGAGATTGCGTCAAGAATCTTGCCTATTCGAGCACCTGATAACTGACCAGCAGTAGCTCCTGTGACTGTTGAAATCTGAGCGTTCTGTGCAAGTCTAAAGGCATCTACAGCTGTGATGGTTGTATAAACAATATCGCCTGTGAACTTAGGGGTTGTTGTTGAGTAACCAGTAATGAAGCCCGAGAAAATAGGATAGGTGACTGAGTTCCAAGTAGCAGTTATTTGAATCTTACGCATTGGGTCAAGATAACCATAATAAGGACTAGTAGTATTTTGTGGATTAAAATCACCATTCTGATCTACAATCCGAAGGCTTAATTGACCTGTTTGGAATTGGTCTGCTTGAGCATCTCTGCCGCGCTTAGTGCTTAATTTATCTACTTGATTAGATACATCAACTACAAGCCCTGCTGAATCAGCAAAGACATTTGTATCGAGATGACCAATGTCAAATAGCATTGCTTGAGCATTTGATGCGCCAGTTGAAAAGTTTATTGTTACATTAATTGTTGGAACTGCCACTAGATTGCTCCAGCGTAAGTGGTTGAACTTCCGTATCTATTGAGGTCTTGGATTGCTCCTTGAACTACTGATGCAATCTGTTGGTCGCCTATGCCAGAAGCGTTAATGATATAAGTTGGGAATGAAGCACTAGCGTATTTTGCCTCATTTTGTCTGAAAGACTCTAATGGTGAAGAAGGCATTGGAAGTGGTGCTTGAGTTAAAGGATTAGGTGTTGTTGTATTGCCCTGTGTTAAAGAATTAATTTCAGATTGCTTAAATGAACTTAGTCCTGCTGAATATGAAGTCTGAAGAAGTAAGGCAGCCTGTCGAGCAGCACTAGCAAATAAACCTGTCGCCTCAGCAGCAGCTTGTTCTGCTTTAATTTTGCCTGCAAGGGCGGCATCATTGTCATGAATAGCAATCAAAGATTTGATTCGCATTTGAGTTTCTAAATCAGTAGCACTATTTAGAGCTGCATAAAGTCCAATACGCTCAACATCAAACTTCTTCTTGAGTTCTTCTAAAGCCTGTTGATCGGCTGTAAGGGTAATCTTGCGAGTTGTTAAAGCGTTATCGATTGTCTTTAGTGAGTTTTGCTGTTTCTGTAATTTAAGAGCATCGGCATTGGCTTTATCGATGGCTTTGCGTTGTCCAGGCGATTGCTGTGGAGTACCTGCTGAACGCGCTTTACTTGATGCACCTAATCTTGAAAGAAGTCCAATGCCTGAAATCTGAGTACCAGCGGCTAAAACATCACCAATGAATCCTGCACCTGGTATAGATTTGATTGCTTTTGTAAGAACACCAATGCCATAGATTGCATTACCAATTTGAGTGGCAAAACTTTCCATTGCGGTTGTTGCTCCGCCAATGCCTTCTTCTCCTGCCACCATCTGCATGGCATCTAGAAGGTCTTTGCCGATAATCTCTTTGGCGTTATTAGATGCAACTGTAAGCTTGGCGATGGCTCCTGAATAGCCTTCGGCAGCAGCTAATGCCTGACCTGAAAACTTCTTTGTTAGTTCGCTAGTAATTAAATCTAAGTCACCAGATGCGAGAGTGGCTTTAGATAAGCCTGCACCTAGACGGCTAAGGGCTGTTGTCTGCCCACCATAAGCCTTTGCAAGTGCCATAGAAACAGCACCTAAATCTTTGCCTGTACCTGCCGCAATATCAAGAGCTAAAGCTAAACCATCTTGTGACTTCTTAACATCGCCTGTGGCTGTAAGAAGGGTTCTAAAGGCTGGTCGAAGGTTGTCATCAAGAACGCCTGTAGCGCGCTGTAAATCACCAATAAACTTCTCAACTTCGATTGAAGCAAAGGCGTTGCCTGTGTTGGCTAGGGCTAAGGCTAGTGATCGTGCAGCCTTCTCATCTTCTGCAAATGCTTTAACTGATGCTTTACCAAATGCGTATAACTTAGATGCAGCAAAGACTCCAGCAAGTTGCTTGCCTAACTTGGCAACGGATTTCTCAAGTTTCTGTGAAGCCGTTTCTGCTTGCTTGAATGCTTTATTGCCTGTGTATTCGGCTGCAATATCTATAACGACTTTAGCCATCAGCGATTGCCTACCATTCTGTTAAAAGTCTTTCCTGCATTTTCAATAGCTCTTACAACTGCTAAGGTCGCTTTGCCTTTGTCATTCTCCCAAGCAGCATACAAAGCGCGACCTTGTTCGTTTGCTTTGCCTTTCATTGGTGGAAAAGATTGAGCAAAGTTAGGTCGTGATGAAGGCTTATTGCCTGGAGCGTTACGCCCTGCTATTTCATAGATTGAGCCTGCGCCTGAAATGTTACGAAGCTGTGCTAACGCTCTAAATCCTCTTGAGTTTGCCTTTGATGGAGTCGTCTTATAACCAATGCTGCGCCTCATGACTGCTGCGTTAAATACAGGAAACTTGCCACCTTCTCTAGCCCAGTTGCTTAACGGCGATTGAGAAGGAATGAAACCTCTAGCTTCTTTTACAACAGGCTTGAGATAACTAGCAATTTCCTTTTGTGTTTCTTTGGCTAAGTCTGGAGCAAAGTTACGAAGTGCCTTTCGGAGTTCAATGCCGCCCTTTACGCTTGCTGGCATCTCTCGCCTCCTTCGCTTCATCCTGTAGAACCTTGATTAGGTTCTTTAGCATTACTTCATCTAGCTCTAATAATTGTTGTGGCGAGATCCCGAGCCTGACGCTTAATTTAGCAATCAGGTAGGTGATCGAGTCTCGCCCTAAGCCAAAGGGTCATCATCTAAGACCTCGACTGTTGTCAAGGTTTCAATGAATTGCTCTCCAAATGGCCT